AAGTATAGCTTCTTCTAAATCATTCCATTCTTTCTTTTTAATTACTCCATCATAATTATTATCAATATGTTTTTTAAAAAAAGATATAAGTCTATTTACAGTTTCACTCCAACTCTCTCTTCGACCTTCTTCTTCTAACCATCTTGAATACCTAGACATATGTATAAATGATTGATACTCTGTAGGTAAATAATTATTTCCTAGTAATGATGCCATCTAATTATCCTTCCCATACTTTTGTTCTAATATTAATTCTGCATAATGAATTACTTTTTTAATATCTTCTGCTCCATTTTTCTTTTCATGTCGAGAAATGTATTTTACTATATTACCTTCACAAAAGTCAAGTTTATTTTGTGTTATATATTCAATAGGCATAATTTTAAAATCTTTATAATGACTACCACCTACTTGCTTATCACTAGCTTTAATCATTTGTTCTTCAGCACCTCTTCTTTTTATATAATTTCTATAACTTTCCATTGTCCATCCTCTATCAGTTTTTTCCATTGTACCGTCTCCATATTCATGTAATGTTTTGTAAGGATCAATCTCCTTTGAGTAAGTAATTAATTTTTTTTCTAATGTAATGTACTTTTTTATCTTTAATAACTTTGTACGCAAAACTTCTAGTGTACTCTGCATTAAGGTTTGCCATATCACAAATATATTTAAAGTTCTCACACGTAACTCCTGTCTTTGCAAAGAACCAAGCTGTTGCTCTTTCTCTTGCGTGAATTGCTGTCTTTGATTCGTTAGGTTCTACTGGTTTAGTTGCATCTAATAAAGCTTGTAATACTACAGCAATAAATAAAACTCTTTCATTAGACTTACCAATACTAACTCCTATTTCTATTTCTTCATTCTTCTTGGTCATTTATTATAAACTCTGCTTTAATTATATCTTTATGTTTCTTACGAACTGTGTATCCTCTTTTAACATGTGTTTGTTTTTGATAACCACCATTAGCCATATGTGAAAGAGTACCATGATCATACCCTGCTTCTTCTGCTTCTCTACATTTTTTAAATATAACTACTTCTCCATTTTCTTTTGTACACTTCATAGGTTTTGTCCTAAACTTTACAGACTCTGTAAGATTCTTTAGATACTCAGGATCTGTATAACTTTCAACAGGTCTATACCATTTACCACCTACATAAGAATTATAAAATGCAGGTTCATCACTACCCTCTATCACAGCAGTAAGAACATTCCACTTCATTTGATAATATGCTTCATAATATCTTAAACTTCTTCTGTTTTTATATTCTGCTATAACTTCAAAAGTAAAATGTTCTTTACCTATTTTCTTTATGTCTGCTTTTAAATATTTAGATGAACCCATATAGGTTTGCCACTTAGATTCTTTCTTAGCTTTACCTATAAAATATTGTTTACACCCAACATATCCTTTCTTATTTTTTTTATTTGTTATAAGATAAACAAACCCAAATTTATTTAAGTTTGGCTCAAAGATTTCTTTTGTATGGTAATCAACCCAATGACTACCACTCAATTATTTCCTCCACGTCAGGTACTTTAGCAACATTCGAAAGAAACCTTGTACCTTTTGCATACTTAAACAAACGTAACCCTTTGCCTTCATTAGTATCACTCCAACACTCTCGCTTATGTGGGCAATAAACACAACCAATAGCAAGCTTACGGTTCCCACTAACACCATCAGGCAGATCAGTATAACACCTATCAGGTGGAGTATCATGTCTAACGATCTTTTTAAGATACTTGACTCTTTCATTTGCATCAATCATTTCCATATCATGTAATTTAAGAAGTGCTATATCTCCATTAGACTTATCAATAGCTAAAAAAGCAGCTTCATTTTTTTGTTGTGCTTGAGTATAAGCTGACAACTGTCCAACATAACCAAACGGATCGTCTGTTGTTAGCTGTCCTGTACTAAACTTTTTAAATGAGTAAGGAGAAGCACTCTTACAATCTACAACTACATCATCTATTATACAATCTTGATGTCCTGCAACTCCTTCTACCATTAATTCTTTTTGTTTACCTGTAACAGTATGTCCTGATAAAGAAGTAAACAAAAGTAATAATGATTCTAATAAATGTCCATATAAAAATTTTATTCTTGTTGGAGCAGTCAAAGGAACTTCTTCTTTTTTATCCTTATTAATTTCATACCATGTTTGTCTAGCAGGTTTTCCAATTAAAGATAGTCTTAAATTAGAAGAAGTTTTTTTCTTTGTATATAAAAAATCTGTAAGGTGTTCTTTTAACTCATCTAAAAATATATCTATTTCTTTCTCTACTTGTTCTTTTGGAATGGGAGGTCCACCATCCCTCGTAAAGAGGTCGTATATATCCTCAACTAATGTATCAATATGTTTCAATAGTTTGCTCCCAATCCTAAAGGTTATTTAAAGTGGAATGTCGTCATCAGCTACAGCATCTGTAGATGAGTAAGTACCTGGAATTTCTGGTAACTCATCATCATTGCCATCTTTATAAGGTACTAAATCTAGAACTTGTACAGTACGAAGGTCAGCAGAAGTTCCTTTTCTTCCTCTATATTCCCAATCATAAGTAGAGTAAAGAACATTTACTAAACTTCCATTACCTATCATACAATCTAAGACTTTCTTTTGTCCATCTATTAGTTCAGGCTGACGATTTCTTTGTCCATCTTTACGCATTACTTTTCTTTTTATTGTAACAAAGTCTCCACGATCATCACCTTTATTCTTAACAATTAAATTATCTTTGTTTGCAATATTTAAATTAGCTTCATCTAAATTACAAACATCTACAGTCCACATACCATCAGGATCGAAGGTAGTGTTTGGACTTTTAATAGCAGCCCAATATGCTTTTCCTTGTATAACCATTATTATTTTCTCCTAGTTATTTATTATTATTATAAAACGAATTATCTCATATTTGTTAATAGTTGTCAATTAATTTCTAACCAATCTGTTTGTACCCAATTACCTAATCCACATACAGTTTCTTTAGGATGAAGTTCTACAGACATACCATACGATTTATATCCCCAAGCAAAAGGTATAACATCTTCTAACGAAATCCCACAAGAAATAATTTTATTTTTTAAATCACTAACAGCAGGAGGTACGTTTAAAACTAAAGAACCTATCTCTTTATCTTTAGAATCGTACTTAGTTTCTATTGGATGTTTATAACAATACCTATGTTCTAACTCCATAGTTTTTGGAATGTATTGTTCCCAAGATATATTATTATTAAACATATGAGGGGTTCTTTCTTCGTAGTAATCTGTTAATTTTTTTTCTACAAATTTAAAATGATTGTAGTGTTCATCAGAGTAAGTAAAAGAATTAAATTTTTTTTGATCAACCATAAATACAGAATGACTATAAAATATTTTCTTAGTATATATTAAATCTTTAACATCTTTAATATTATAAAATTCTGCAATTTGTTTTAGCTCTATTAAAACATCTTCATGTAGTTCTTCTTGTACAATAAAGCTATTACGTATCTGTCTTCCTAACAGTAATGATTTTCTAATTTCGTATTGTTCTTTACATAACATCTAATGATCTCGCAGTTCTTGCTACTTTCTCTAGCACATCATACTTACCACTCTTATAATTTTCATATATAGTTAAAAGACTTTCAAAATTATGTTTAACACGATTGTAAACTGTTAAATCAAATTCTTTTTCTGTCATTTCATGTATTAGATGTCTATTAAAAACTATCTCTTCTACAAAACCATTATAGGAAGCCATTCCCTCACACCAATATTTAACTTGTACTGTTGATGAAACATAATCAATAGAAGTAATTTTGTAATTAAATTTTTTCATACTCAATGAGTCTCCAACCATGTTGTACCTACATTATATTCATTATCTAATGGACATTTTAAATCTAATGTTTTAGTAGTAGCATGTATAGCTTCTTTAGTAATCACACAAAACCTATCAACGTCTTTGTTTAATACTTCAAACTGATACTCATCATGGATAGAAGCTACAAGTTTAACATCTAACTTCTCTCTGATAGCTCTCTCCATGATATGTACTAACCATTGTTTACAAACAACTGCTCCTGCTCCTTGAATTAAAGTATTCAAAGCACTATGTTGACTTCTTATCTTTAATCTTCTTCCATCTAACCCTCTTAAAAATCCTTTAGCAGATGCTTCAGTAACTTGTTTACGTAGTAAATCTAAAGAAGGTAGTCTCTGTAAAAATCTATTAATCAAAGCTTGTCCTGCAGTTCTTCCCTTCCCTACTATATTACCTATCTTAAAAGCTCCTGCACCATACAAGAAAGCATAGATAAAAGTCTTTGCTTGGTCTCTGTTGTGTAACCCTGCTAACTTCATGTTAGTAGTGTGTACATCTCCATTTAAAATTGTATCAGTATATTTCTTAGCATCTTCTCTTCCTACCTTATACATATAATGAGCTAGACAACGTAGTTCTAATCCACTTGCATCTGTACCCACTAGCTTATGTGTTTTAGGATTGCTTATTGTCCATAAGTTTCTACACTCTTTTCCAAACGGACTATAGTTTGCAGGTACTTGTTGCATGTTAGGACTATTAGCAGACGTTCTTCCTGTAACAGTAGATAAAGTTCTAACCTTACCTCTCACTCTGTTATCCTCATCACATGATTCTATCCATGATTTTATTTGAGCTGATCTTTTTTGTAGTAATAAAAATCTATTAAACATTTTAGCTTCAGGTAAATCTATGTTAGATAAAATAGTTTCATTTAAAATTACATTACCTTTATCTGTTTTATCTTTAGGCTTCCAACCTTTACTCATTAAAACTTCTACTTGCTGTTGTCTACTTCCAATGTTAAAAGGTTTATAATTTGTTTTAGTTTTTAATTTAATTTCTTTAGGTGGAAAGGTATTGACTGCTTCAGTCTCTAATGATTTTCTTTCTTCTTCAATAGAACAAAAAAGTTTTGTAGCTTCCTCTAAGTTAAAAGCAAAACCATTCTCCTCTTGTTTATCTATTAACTGTCTTACCTTTTGTTCTAAGATTAAAGACTGTTGTGATACAGCAGGACTCTTAGAAAGTTTATTAAACAAAGCATGGGTAATCTCCACATCTTGAACACAATAGTCAAGCATGTCAGGACTATACTCTTCAAAACTTTCCATGTCTCCTTTAGGTAATCCTAATCTTATACCCCACATCTTCAAGGAGTGTCCACCATCTAACAAAGGATCAACTAACTGTGATAAGAGCATAGTATCTATTACTTTATTGGTAGTTATCTTTGTATTTAAAAATTTATTAAGTATGAAACCATCAAAAGATATTCCATTGTGCATAATAAATTTCTCTACTCCTAAAGACCAATCTCTAAATCCATGTAACATATCAGGAGGGAAAGGATAAACTTTACCTGTGTCTATATCTTTAGCTACAATACAATGTATCTTTGTAGCTTTAGGTATAGTATAGTTATTCTTTATAACCTCTTGCCTTAATCCATTTGTTTCTATATCAATTATTGCTCTCATTATCTTTCCAATCACACCAAAACTCATTATATAATATCATAGGAGTTCTCTCACCTACCCAGACATTAGCTATGTTAAACTGAGCATACTCATCTGCTTCTTCCCAAGACATACCATCTCGTTCTCTTAGTATCTCACATATCTTACTGTAAGAATATACAAGTAAAGTTTTCTTACTATACTGTTCTCCATATCCTATGATAGCATCTTTGAATCCATCTATAGACATAGCTTCAGCATCTAATCCACACCAATTACATTCTTCATCTTCACCTACATCTATCTCTTCATCTTCTACTAAACAATAATGTTTCCACATATCACTCATTAAAAAGCTCCTTCATATATTGCATCTGTATCTGCTCCATCCAAGAAAGGATTGTCTACTTGTTTTAATCTACCTGTGTTCTTATCATAGAATAAATGACAAGCCACTCCAAGAGTTCCACAGTATCTATTCTTTAAAATTCTAACCTTTAATGTATGTGCTAGTCTTTCATCTGATGCTTGTTGGTCTCGTTCTAAAGCTATCACAGAGTCAGACAGTTGAGCTATAGATGCTGAACCTCTTAGATGTCCAAGAGAAACTTCTCTACCATCATTAAAATCTTTATCTCCTTGTGGTCTTCTAAGATGACTAACAAGTAGCATACCAACTCCTGTCTGCTCTACTATACTTCTTAACTTAGACATAATAACATCAATAGTTTTTCTTTCATCATCTATTTCTTGCCCACTTACAATGATTGATAAGTGGTCTATGATAATCCATTTACAATCTAATGCTTGAGCCATGAACCGAACACGAGAAAGTATCTCATCATTACCTATAGAACCGAAGTGGTCAAAAGCATAGAACCTTCCTGTTCCTACTGTTTCATCTTGCCATTTCTTTAAATCTTCTAAATTATATTTATCTCTTATTTCTTTTATATATAATCTTGCATTAGCACTCACACTCATAATACTTAATGCAGTATTCTTTATTGATTCTTCTAAAGCTAGTACTCCTATATTATCTTTTGTATTTAAGAGAAGGTGATGCATGAGTTCTCTTACGATAGAAGACTTACCCATACCTGCACCACTTGTAAAAGTTACTAGCTCTTTACCTCTCATACCATATGTTGAATCATTTAAATCAGACCAAGGGTATGCACAACTATAAACATCTTCATCTTTAAATAAATCCTCACCAAGTTTCTGTAGATTTATAATTCCTGCAGGGGTGTAAGGTTCAGCATTCCACCAAGATCTAATAAAGTCTGCTTCTTTATCCTCCATTAGATAGGCAGAAGGATCATTCAATTCTAAGCTAATGACTCTACATTTCTTAGGTGCAAAAAGTTGAGCTACCTCTTCACTTGCTTTGTTCCCTGCTTCATCATTATCAAAACAGAGAACTACATTTTCAAAGCTATCAAGAAATTCAAAGTTCTCTTTGACATTTTTCTTGGCTGAAGTAGCTCCACTTTTCACACTAACACAAGGAGAGTTAGGATATTTTTTACCTAACATTTGATACACACTCATAGCATCTACCTCTCCTTCGCATATGGTAACATACTTACCACCTTTTTTAAATAAGTGTTGTCCATATAAAACTGCTTTATGTAGATTACCTTCACACCCAAAGGCTTTGTCGGAAATCTTTCTAGTTTTTGTAGCCACCTTTGAACCATTAGAATCTACATATTTATATCTGTGAGTATAGTTATCTGTACCATATCCTACAACTGTAGTACCAAACTTATCAGCAGTTTGCTTAGTAATTTTTCTTTCAAACAAAGCTGATGTAACTTCTCCAGAAACTTTGTAAGGATTTAATTCTACTTTAGTTTGGGGAAATGTTTTTCTATCACAACTATAACATTTTGTATGTCCATCAGCATATACCGTATAAGCATCACTTGAACCACAACCTTTGTGAGGACAAGCACCTTGTGAAACTATTGTATCATATAAATCCTTACTCATTTTTTTTAGTCCTCTCTCTTCCATGCTCTTGGATCATCAGACCATACATGATCTGCCCAATGACATGGATAATGTTTACCTTCGTTGTCTGGTTCAGGAGACCTTTTAACTACGATACCATACATCTCTTTCATATCGTCTAGTAAGTCTATAACTTTTTCTATCTCCCATGCAGTTATATATTTGATACCTGACTCTCTATAACTTTGAGTAAAGTCATTACCTGCATTAAATAAATCTAGTAAGTGTTTCTTTTGTGCTTCATCTAAAATCATAGCACCATCTTTCTTTATTGCTTTAGCCATAACCTTTTCCTTTTCGTGTTGATGTTGTTTTAATTCTTTTTGTAACCAAATAGTAAATTTATTTTGACTCATTTTTTATCCTCTGGTTTTGTTACCCAACTATCCCCAAAAGATTTGTCTGGGTATTTATCTTTTTTTAATTTTCTATTTTCTTCTACTAAACTATCTATTCTTTTATATGCTTCTTGAATTTGTTGTTGCATTAAGTAAATATTTTTTCTTAACATATCTTCTTCTCGTTGTCCCATCATCTACTCCACATAAAATTTATGTTGACCTATCTGACCTAAGTATTCCATACTATCAGTCCAATAAGGATTAACATAGGTTGCATGATAATGAGTTGCTCCTAACGTATCTTCTACTAAACCACCTGACATAGCTAACTCAGCTACTTCCATTGCTCTAACTATAGCTTCAGGTTCTTTCATATGTTCATTCTTACCGTCACAATAATAAGAAAACTCACAAGCATGTCTTACCATTGCACCTTTCCATTTTCTACCTTCGTGTACCACTCCACATACGGTAGAAGGAAACCACTCTAATCTTACTCGTTCCATTATTACATTTGCTACTGCTAGTTGAGATATAAAAGTTTGATTACGTGCTTCAAAATAAATAGCTTCAACTAAACACTCGAACTCTGTTTGTTCTTCCTCTGCTTGTACTGTATTTACCAATAGAAAACAGCATAGAACAATAAAATAAATATAAGTATTGAATATCCTTCTGACAAACATCATCTCCTCTCCTTTGCATTTTTAAATGGAAAACCTAATTCTATTCTTCGTGCTTTATTTTTTAATTCATGGTACTCCCCCTCTGTTAAATCTTCTAAGCCATTAGAGTTCTTATTAGAACTTAAAGGATAGGGTATTCCCTTACGAGAATGTAACACTACCCATTGTATTTTATTTTCCATTTCTTTACCATAGAAATTTGAAATCCAATCTCCATGTGTTAAGTAATGTCTCATATCTTTTAAGTAACCTTCACATAAATCTAACTCAGTATAATAACTCTTATCTTTTCTATATAACTTTCTTAATTCTTTTCTTCTCTCTTCATTATGTTTATACCATTCTTTAATTTTATTAAGAGAAAGAAAATGATTATCAGAGATATTTTTTATATCTTTATGTATCTTACTATCACTTATCATCATATATACTCCATAATATAAATCGAATTGTAAAGGAATAAAATAATATGTCAACCTTTAATTAATTTTAAACTATCTTTGACTGCTTCTTTCGCTCTCTCTCTTAGATATTCTGCTTGTTCATACATCATATCTCCTATGTAATCATCTCTATCATAGTATCTACTTTCTTCTATCTTTCTAGCTCTAGCATTTATACTATGAGCAGTTGCCCATACCCATTCCATATCTCGCAGAGAATTTTCAAATTCTTTTAAGTTTCTGAAATGAGTAAAGTCATCTCCAAAAACTTCTTCGTCTTCCTCAAACCTATCCCATTCTGCTTGTGTGAAATCACATTCAAATTTTTTATTAGAAAGAACACCTACAATCGTGTTATCATATAGTCTAAATAAAACTGACATTACCATTCTCCTTACCATTTTGGTAATTATTACCCATCATACGCATCTAATTCTACCCATTCTTCTCTCATTCTTGCATAGTCATACCCTGTCCTATACTTCTTATTAATATACCAATCTGGTGCATCTCTACCTTTATTCCACTTGGCTATGTCTTTCTTATCATTCACATAATACTTTCTGTATGCTAATACACTCTCATCAGACGCACACTTGTATTCATCTGGCATACATTGTGGGTGTGGTGTACCATTAGTATCACAATAGTAAAACATAGTGGCATGTAACTTACCTAAATCCATAATAACTTGCTGGCATTTATGTATTTTGTTATACCTTCTGGTATATTCAAAGCATAGCTCCATACCATGTTGCCATAGCCACTCATAATTTTCTGCACTATCTCCTGCCCATAGTGTGCATGGGTGGTTCTTGTGTGCTTCTTTATAGGGTACTTTATCTCCTTCTCCATATCTGTGCCATACAGAACACAACATCTGTGCAGTTTCCAATGGCATCTTTACTATGTGCTTATCACATTGCATCTGTGCAGATATGATAGGTGATTTGTCTAATACAAATATGTTCATATGTCTACTCCTTGTACATGAATATCTAATTCATCTGCAATCCAATATCGTATTCCTGTGTAACAATCATCACACAATAATATAGGAACAAATTTATATGTCATATCTTCTTCTTCACCTTTATTAACTTTACAATTTTCACAAGTTACTATCATTATTTTTCTCCTCTAAATGACTTTTTATTATTGACCATGCTAGTGTTAGTTCCACACGTTCTGCTCTGTTCTCTTCAGTATCCTCATGGATACAAGTATTAACATAAGATTGTAAAGCAAAACCTACAGTTGTTATTGCATCACTTATCATAGTTCCACCACCTCAGTTGCTTTAAATTCTATTTCTTGAATAATGTAATTAGTTTTAGAACATCTTAAATTTTTATCTAAAAATATCCCAAACATTTTACATATGTTAATCCAAGCATTTTTATCTTCAAAATCATCCATATATAAATGTTGTTTATTCATTTTAAATCCTCCTCATCTTCTATATCTCTTAACCAATCATTAAAAGTATTTTCTAAATGACCATCCATCTCATGCTCTATCTCTACGAGTTTAGGATTGTCTGACCACTCTGCATATATCTTATAGCTTACTATGTGTCTACGTACTGTAGGTATTGTGTCTATATCTCTACTCATCTTCATCCTCCTCCCATAATAGTTTATATCCTAGTTCTTTTAATAATTCAGCTAGAGTTTCCATATCACTAGCTACTAGTTCTTCCTTTTTATTGTATACATATATATTACTCATCTTAATATCCTTTCACTTCTATGTTAATGTTATGCTCCCATTTATTTTTAGTTATTATAAAACCTATTCTATTAACCCAATGGTATCCACTTGTTACAATCCATGTACCATTTTCTTCTAGTACTGTCCAGATATATCTTTCACCTTCTGGTTTCTTCATAGTTTCTATAAACTCTTTATCATCTACCCATACATCTTCATGGATAGGTATATACTTATTCAGAAATGTTTTACTATAAATAGTTTTCCATTTATTTCTGAACTCTGTTAATTTATATCCTCTGCTAATCATCTTCTGACTCCTCTAACATATCAATAGCTTTCTCTACTAAATGATATGCTTCTATTGATTGTGTCTCAGCTACACTTATAAGT